GTGATCGATCTTCGCCTGCTCGTTGGGCGTGACGGCCCCGGACTTGGGGTCGCGCGTGGCGGGGATGAGGTGCGCGGTGGACTTCTTCACCAGCATCTCGACCGCCGCGTTGTGCGCCTTGAGGGCGGCCTCGTCCACCGGCTCCCACGTCAGGCTCGGAGCGATGCTGTCGGGGATCTCGATCGTCACGGGGTTGGCCCCCGTCGCCTCCGCGCCGAGGTGCACCCCGTCACCGCCCAGCCCGTTCACGAAGGTGGGCTTCCTGATCTGGTACTGCGCCATGTCGTTCTCCTCTCCGTGTGAAGCGGGAGGGGAGGAGGCCCGCGAAGGCCCCCTCCCCTACGCCGCTAGATCAGCCCGTTCCCAGCGAGCGACCGCTGGTTCGCGGTGCTGTGCAGGAACGCCTTGAACCCCGTGTTCGTCCCGGTGGTCCCCGCCGTGGTGGCGACGAGCCGGAAGAACCGCTTGGGCGTGTGGTGCGGGATGCGCGACCGCTTGATCTGGCCGTTCCCGCCGATGTCCGCCGCAGCCACCGTGACGATCGCGATGGCGTTGGTGGACATCGCCTCGTTGTCCGCGCCCGAGAACACGTAGGCGAGGGTGTTGTCGGCGTTGGCCTCCGTGCCGGTCCGGATGAAGATCTCCATCCCCTCACCGCCGAGGCCGTTCATGACGGCGCCGAGGTCGGTCGGGGCCCCCATGTCGATCACGTTGCTGTTGTTGGCTCCGGCGGCGAGATCGCCATCGAAGAGCACGTTCTGCTGGTCGAGCAGCATGTCTGTGGTCCTTTCTCTTGCTACGGGTGCACTACGCGAACAGCACCGGGGTCTCGGTGAGCGTCATGGCGTCCATCTGCACGATCGGCACGCCCATGTACGACCGATCCTTGCGCTGCCCGCGCTGGATGTACTCCAGCAGGTTCACGGTGCCCTTCTTGATCATCTGCCGCCGCCACATCTGGAAGACCTCCTTGCGGCAGTAGATCACCGGCCGAACCGAGTCGGTGTCCTTGAGGGCGTCGATCGCCGCGTCGAAGCAGAGGGTGAGGTCGGGCCCGGTCGTCAGGTCCTCCTTCCAGATCGACGTGTCGATGTTGCAGACGCGAGAGATGTAGCGGTAGTCCTGCACCGCCACGCCGAGGTCCCACTTCCAGTGATCGACCCACGCGGTGTACTCCAGCCCCGCGGCGTCCTTCACGATCTGCTTGCCGAGGTCCTCGTGCGAGAGCCCCGCCTTGCTGCCCTTCGGGAAGATCCCGTACACCGTGCGCGGGCTCCAGCCGATGCAGAGGATCGAGGCGCTGTCGTTGCCCGAGGCCGCCGCGCCGCCGCCCACGGTGGGCGCGTCGATGATCTGGTCCACGGCCGGGTTCGCCAGCCGGTCAGCGTTCGAGGCAGCGTTGAGCCGGGAGATGATGCCGTGGATCTTCTCCGGGTTGTCCTTCACCGACTCGTACAGGACGGCACGGTTCACCTCGTGGTTGAACCCCTGCACGAACGCCTTGTTCTCGGAGAGCCGGTAGGCCGGGCCGTTGCCGTTGAGCGCCGCGAGAGCGCAGTCGAGCTTGGCCAGATCCTCCAGCATGCCGCACGTCTCGGTGTACGTCTCGCGCTGGCTCTTGTGCGCCTTGACGCCCTGATTGTACCGGCGCCACGTCGGCGTCGGGAGGGCGGTGCGCACCCCGAACGTGTGCCCGGTGGCGAGGTTGCCCTCCACGAACGGCAGGTCGTACAGCAGCCCGTTCGTCTGCTGGAGGAACTCCGCGACCTCCAGGATCATCCCGTCGGGGCCCGACGCCTTCACCATGTCTGCCAGCGAAGGCCACTGATCGTTGATCGTCGTCATCTGTTCTGCCCTTTCTTACAGCGTGTGATCGAGTAGACTGCTACTTCTCGTCCCGGTACATCGAAGGGAACGCCTCGCGCAGCATGGCCTCCCTGTCCCCTGCGGCCCCGGCCGGGCGGGTCTTCAGCGGGGACGCGGTGTCCTCGCTGATCGCCTTCCCGACCCTGTACATGAACCGGATCATCTCGGGGTGGTTGCCCAGCCCGAGACGGGCAAGCTCAGCCTTGAACTCCTTGCCGCCGAACTTGTCCATCGCCTTGCGCGCGAGGTCCACGTTCTCCTTGAACTTCGCGCCACCGATCTCCGGATCCTTCGCCGCTGTCTCACGCCACTGCTGCTTCTGCGCGTTCCACGCGGAGTCGGTCTGCTTGTACGCCTCGGCCATCGCCTTGATCTGGAAATCGACCAGCTTCTGGGCCTTCGGGCTGTCGAGTCCCAACTCCTTGGCGAGTGGCTTGAAGGCGTCGATCATGGCCTTGTCCACTTCGACCCCTTCCGGAACCTTGATCTCGATCTCCGCCGCCGAAGCGGGCGAGTCGGTCTTGGCGTCCGTCTTGGGCGCGTCGTCACCCGTCAGGAGATCGCTCTCCTTCTGGGTCTCCGGGGCCTTGGTCTCCGGGGCCTTGGTCTCCGTTGCGGGGGCCTTGGTCTCGGGGGCCTTCGTCTCCGGGGCCTTCGCCTCGCTCGTCGGAGTGGTGCTCGTCGGAGCAGGTGCTGCGGCTGCATCAGGCATCTTCGTCTCCCTTGGCGATCTCCTTGGCCGCTTCGACCACGAGATCATCGTGCTTCTTGATGTGGAACGCCTCGCCAACCATCGTGACGTACTGATCCGAGAACTTCTCCTGCAACTCCTCCATCAACTCGATCCCTACCGCGCGTCTCCCTTCGCGGAGGTAGGTCTCGGAACTCCCGGTGTAGCTGCGGCTGAACACGATGCAGCGCTGATCGAGGAGAGCGAACATGAATCGCCGTCCTCGCGGGTCCGACATGATCCACTTCATGTCCGCAACCCGCTGCTGCTCCTTCGCCTTCTCGTGCTGCTTCAGTGCCCGCTGGCCCTTGGGGCTGCTCGATAGCTCGCTCACAGCGACCTCGCTCCGATCGAGCCCAGAAGCCGACTGAGGGCCGTGTCACCGCTCACGTCGGTCTCGGAGAGCACCTTCGCCGCCTCCGCCCCCTGCTTGAGCGGCTGGGCCGCCTCTGCCATGCGCGCCTCCTGCTCCATGCGCTGACGCGCCATCCGGTCCATGGCCATCTTCTCGCGATCCGTGAGGTTCGACGGGTCGATGCCGAGCATATCGGCGTAGTTGCGCACCAACTGATCTCGGTCGATGTTGTCGAGGATGCCCTTGTCCACGGCGGCGATGTTGCCCGCGAACCCGGCCAGCCGCTCCAGCCCCACCGTCCCCACCAGCTTCTGAGCTTGCGCCAAGATCGAGATGTTGTCCACTCGAATGTTCTGGCCCGCCAACTCCGGCGGCGGAGGCGGCAGGCCCCCGTTCTCAGGGCCAAGCTCGATCAACTCCGCGATGATGAACTCCACCAGAGGATCGATCAACTCGTCGTTGAGCCGGTCCACCACCGGCCCAAGCTGGATCATCTTCTCCTCATGGCGCTCGTCCACCTCACGGGCCGTGATCTCGCGCCTGTCGCTCGATGTCATCATGAGCCACAGGTCGTTGTAGAAGATCTCCTTGATGCGCGTCGCGACCGCGGCGATCTCCTCACCGATGACCTTCGGCGCAGCGTGGTTGATCTCCTGTGAAGGTCTCACCTGCTGTCCGCTCTGGATCGCATCGGACGGCGTGTAGCCCCCGGGCACGAACGATGTGTTCGTGACCTTCGCGCTCGACGGGCCGGTCATCGGCGGGTTGGCCACCTTGTCCACGGCCTGCGCCTTGCGCCGCTCCAGAAGCTGGAGACCGATCGAGTCGCCCAGCGCGTCGATGCCGGGGCCGTCCCCGTAAGCATCGTTCTGATCATCGGTCACGTCCCAGCGGAAGACGAAGAAGGGGAAGCGCCGGTAGCCGCCGATCCGCAGGAACCCCGCGCTCTCCGGGGCGTCCTTCTCCAGCCAATACGAGGCGTACGGCATGTTGAGGTAGTCCGCCTTGTCCGGATCCCGCGTCTTGCGTGGCTCCACGAGGTGGATCACCACCACATCCTCGTCGTACTTCCGGGTGTTGTACTGCTGCTTCACCACCGAACTGACGTTCTCCCAGCCGAACTCCTCCACCACGTTGAGCACCGACATGGTGAACTCGCGCGTGTGCGTGCGCACCCTGCCGCGCTCATCGTTGGCGCAGGCGTACTGCCCGGTGGGGAGGACGAAGCCGCGCACCACGTCGATCGGGTCCCTCTGCACGTACAGCGAAGCCGTGCCGAACACCGCCCCCATGCCGTAATACTTCGGCAGGCAGCGGTACAGGTTGGACCGGATGAACGTCTGGAGCACCTTGGGCGTGGCCATCCCGCACCACTGGCTGACGCGGGTGATCTGCATCAACTCGCGGTCCGCCATCACGCGCAGCCACGGCCGGGCTGGGTTGGTCATGCCCGCCATCATGCCCGACTCCAAGATGTGCACGGCACGCGCAGGCGTCCCGTTGATCACCTTGGTGTTCCGCGTGCGCTTCCGCTTGTCCGTCTGCAAGTAGCGCATCCGGCGCGGCAGTTCGTAGTCGTTGAGATCCAGCCAATCCTGCATGCGCGGGTTACGCTCCTGCAACAGATCGGCATGCCGCATCAGCACGCGCTGACGGGGCTTGATCGGTGTAGGCGTGAGGGCTTCCATGGTAGGTCCTCTCTACTGCGTGCGTGCGCCAGCGCCACCGCGGCGAGTGCCAGTGGGCAGGTTCGTTCGAGGAGGCGCGATACCACCAGCCTGCGTGGGCGTAGTTGTGTGTGCACCCACCGCGGCAGGCGTCTCAGGGGCCTGCCAGTCCGGGCCACCGGGCCCACGCGGGCTCAGGAACGCCCGCCGGAAGCCGCGCACGGCCGCGAGACTGCGCTGCGCCATGAGGCGCCCGGAGTCCACCGAATCGGCCTCGTCACGCACGACCGGAGGTGGGGGCACCGGAGGAGCCTCCTCCGACGTGTCCGTGACGATGTTGCCCGGATCAGCCGCCCGCCGGTACCACGTCCCTTGGCGCCCGAACAGCGCCGTGCGCACCAGTGTTCCCTCGCCCATCGCTAGTCTCCCGTCAGGAGCGAGGAGCGCTCCTCGTTGGTCCGCTGACGCGGATTCTTGATCATCTGTGGCCCTTCCTTCGCGATGCG